CGTTAGGTGCTACCCAAGTCTTATCTCTTTCCATGAACTTTATTCCTGGCACAGCCTTTGGATAAAGTTGTTTGCTTACAGAAATAAGTTCTCGTAGCTCTTCTGTACTCCTACGAACAAGTAACATTCGTGCATGTGGATTCGTAAAATATCTAACTGGATCAGCAACCAACGAGAACGACTTCCCACCTCCTGCTGCCCCTCCATATAGTACCTCTTGTTCTGTAGCTGCTAGAAACCTAGTCTGTGGTCCAGGGTTAGGTTCAAATATTACTTCTTGTTTGACCACAGAAGGGGCAACACTCCCCTCTTTCGAGTTTGATGTAGCCCTCATCTGCGTCAAGACTTCTGGTGTGTTTTCCACCAAGTCTTTCTTCTTCGATCTTCTGGCTTTTCCTTGCCGCTTCTTTGTATTTTTTGGCATACTGCCTGTAGTTAGAAGATGCTCGCCTTCTTTTTTCTTCCATTCTGACACGTTTATATAACCCTACATGTGAGATGTTTCTACCAGATTGATCAGACAACCACTTAGCTACTTGTCTTACACTGTAATCTTTAAGAAACTTCTTTGCTTTTTCTAAAAGTTCTAGTTCTTCAGGGATAGGAATAAGAAGCATATCATCTTCTTTGTCCTGTTCATAACCAAAGGGTACGTGTCTTCCTACCCTTATGACAGGATACCACTCTCCTAGTTCTCCTTGTAGTGGTATCTGCCAATCAACTTTGGTTGGGTGGTCTGCTTCTGATGCTCTCTTACTCATTATCTTTCGCAGGTAAAATAAACAAAGGCTCTGCAGACTTTACTTCTACCTTATCTGTTTTAGTGAAACCTGCACGATCTAAAATATCTTTTGCTGCTAACATCTTTTCTTTTACACCTAGATCTGTAGGATCTGCCATAACAGAAAACATAGTATACGCTGCTTTTGTTGATGATTGTGCTATGAATTTTTTTGTTAGGTCTGCTATCTCATCTGTTAAGCTATTAACTATTTGTGTAGAAGCAACACCGTCAGAGTACCCTGCTAGTTTTTTTGCTTGCACAGGATCTCCTTGTGCTTCCTCAAATAAAACATCGAGGAATTTCTGTTGTTTCTCTGTTAAGTTTTTTACCATCATGCCACCATATAAAGTATAAATCCTAGAGTACTTGCACCCACTAAAAGAATAACTCCTGATATACTCCAAGTAATTATTGCTTCAATCATTTCTGCTTTACGGTACTCTTGCTCTTTCTTTTGTTTACGTATCTTGCCCTCAGTGGCTACAAGCTCATCCCAAACCGATGGACCATACGTAAAACTGATCCAGTCTTTTAGCTCTTTTCGCATGGCCTCAGCTTTCTTTTTAGCAGTGAATATTTCTAAAGCTTCTGCTTCAACAGAACCTCCCATAGCTTTCCACCAAGGGGGGTTCTTATTCTTTTGTTCTAAGTAGGACAAGTCGCTCATGCTACTAGCCCACTGATTTAGTTGACCACCCATTTCTTGAAGATCTTTTCCGAATTGGAAACCTTTCTTCAAAGCATTGAAAGCTACGGTAGCTCCACCGATAATTGTAACTGGATCGATAACGAGCCTCCTCCCAAAGTACTCCTACTATCATCAATAAAATTAGTTGATTCTTTCAGATAGATTTACCATAGAGTATGGCTCTTTCTATATCGTGCCTACCAATACCTAAATCTTTTAATTCTCTGTCAGTCATTCTGCTAAGTTGTATACGTGCAATCTTACGTCTTACTGACTCTGTTCTTGCCTCTACTATTCTGTTAAAGATTCTTTTAAACATTTTCTATCCTCTGTATTTGTTAGCCCTAACTGGGTGAGGATAGTTATATACAAGTAGTTATACCAGAGTAGTGACAAATATGCAACCCTGTTATGACTTGCCTTTATCTTTTGTAGTCCAGGCTTCGTTAACATCAGGAGTAGAAGGATCATCCTTTATGTAATGACCCCTTTCATTTCGAGCACGTACTCTCTCTTGTTCTACTACATCTGCTACAGGTTCAGGTTTTCCTTGGTTCATAATAAACTCTAAGACAGCAGGATCTTTAGTGTGCCACTCTCCGTGAATACGTTCACCAAGAACTGCTCCGTATTGATCTACTATCTTATCACCTTCTAGTTTCATCTGCTAGTTCTCCTAGTCATACCACCACCGTAAAACATTCCTTTTGTACGATAGTCCATCATACCACCTTTAGCATACCCTTTTTTCTTTTTCTGTAGGCTACCTTTAGAGTTTCCGTACCTAGTACCTTCTGTCTTACCTGGACCCATCTTATAGGCTTCCATAGCTCTTGCTCTATTTTTGTACTTACTTCCGTTCTTTTTGTACCATTCATCAAACTTAGTAGCTTTTGCTAAACCTTCTTCAGCAACCTTTTTAACTTTGTCTACTTGCTTAGATCTAGACTCTCGCTCTCCAATGCTTTCTTTAGCTTGAGCACCTTTAGTCTTAATAGTAAAAGCAGGAGGTAGTTTTTCAACTGTGATAACATCCTTGGCTGAACCTGGACGTGCTTTAGGTTTCTTTGAAGATGATGGAGCACCACTAATGTTTTTACCTTTTGCGTTAGCCCAAGCTGTAAGAGCAGAACCTTTGTACTTACCTTTGTTCTTTTTCTTCCAAGCATCTAAATCTTCTTTTGTTACGGCAAGCATTTTCTTGCCTTGCTTATTCATGTAATATATTGATCCTGCTTTTTTAGCGGCAGAGATACTTTTATAATCTTTGTAAGAAGCCATTGTATTATCCTTTTACTTATAAGTATTCTTAGGTCTAGCAATACCAGTATTGATTTCGCCAGAAGATTTAACCATGCCGCCTACGTTGTACATAGCAACTTTACCACCTTTGGCGTAAGCTTTCTTTTTCTTTGGCATACCACCTTGGTTCATGTAACCCATGTTATTACGAACTGCTGTAGGTAATTTTTTAAGACCAGACTGAGATGCACTAGGAGCTTTTAGTCCTCCTGCTGCGTAACCTTTTTTCTTCATGTTAGCTCCACCTTTGGAGTAACCTTTCTTCTTCATGCTTTTCATTGTTCTTCCTCACTATTAATACTGTACAAATTGTTAAAGACTCGTTGCGTATCCCATACATAGTCTACGTCTTCTTTTGAGTTATATATGTTCTGGTTTGGTTTAAAGTCTGGAGCACCTTCACCAGTTTCAAACCAAGCAGGGTGAGTTACTCTCACTCTATTATTGGGCAACGCAACCATGTTACCTGTGTATTCTCCTGCATCTAACAACTCTAATACGTGAGACTGTTTATGTTGTGCAGGGTCATCTGCTACTTCGTTGTCTGTGTAGTCAACAGTGAAGTAATACTTTGCAGGGTAGAACTCACCATCTATCTTTGCTATCCAAGGAGCAGGTGAGGCTCTTTCTAATTTGTGTACTGAGTGAGTATGCGACATACAATCCCAGGGTTGTGCTAAGTACGGTGGTAACTCTGTAGGCCAATTCTCTAAAGGAGTATCTGCTACAAGTGCAGTTAAGGGCATCCTTGCCCACATTGCTCCACCATGTACGTTAAGTGAGTCATCAAAATCTGATTCACAACCTGTGAAGATAACTTGGAAACTAAGAGTTCTGTTTGGCATGGTGGTTACACCAATTACCATAGCGTGTAAGAACTCTCCGTGGTAATCTTCTAAGTTCTTTGTGTATTCTCTACGTACCCAAGCTTTGAAGTACGGTATACTGCTAGTAAGAAACGACATATTTTATTTTTTCTTTCTAGCTAGGCCTCCCTTACTAGCTCTGTAGGGTTTTACTTTCTTTGCTACACCTTTTGGTTGGGCAACAAACTGTTTTCCTTTTTTGTTTCCTGCAGCTTTGGCTTTGTTAGTAGCAGCCTTTTCTCCAGGGCTTAAAGCTTTCCATGCTTTATCAGGCAAGTACCTCTTCTTACCCTTAGATGGTGATCCATCAGAAGTTCTCCACTTCTGCTGACTCCATTTCTTAAGAGATTTCTGAGGAGCTTTCAAGTCTTGTAGCCTCCACCTTTAGCTTTGTATTGTTTAGCTAACATCTGAGCTTTACGAGCAGACCATTGACCGGGGTTTCCACCTTTGCCACCTGCTTTAATCGAGTTAAACAAAGTTTTTCTCATTCCAGGTTTTGTGTAGTTTCCTGCTTTGTTTACAGTACTACCACCTCTAGACATGCCAGTTACTTTCTTTAAAGCCTTTGCTTGTCCTGCGTGAGCCTTAACAGCTTTGTTTAACCCTTTGATTACTTTTTTTACTTTAGTCTTATTTTGTTTTGATAAAGCCATAGCCCTACGCCTTACAGTTACAATCTGCACCGCATTTAATGTTTAATAGTGCACAAGCAATTCTTTTTAAGTATCTTCCAAACCATTTAATTACTCTCATAATGAAACTCCCATATTTATTTTTTTACATTCTGGTACTGCTAGATACCCTTGTTCTTGAAAGTACCTAGCTACTATTAATGCTTCTTGAGCACATGCTTGCTCTGTAGGAAATGTTGCCTCTGTCTTTGTCATTACCTCACAGGATAATGCAGAAGGTCCAGTACAGAGAAGCATGAACGCTATCCACATTAGAAACTGACCGTAGCCCCTACTGTTACATCACCAAACTCTAGGTCTGTGTCTGTTGATACTTCAGTATATAAACTAATGTTTGTGCTAGGTACAGTGTAGTCTGCTGTAAAGTCTAAGCCTTGAAAGATATCTCCTTCGTCAAGAGTCAGCATATCAATGTCAGTAGACATAGTTAAGCCAATACCCATAGCAGACAAACCTGCTGATGGTGTCATTTCCCATTCCCAATCTTCTGAACCAGTTGTGTAGTTTAAATCAGATGCTGCTCCAAACGAGACAGTCTGACCTGCTACTGAGAAATCTTTGGCATAAGTTGTTGTAGCTGCCATTGCAGTAGCTAAACCTACCCATGCCGCAAAAATAATTATTTCTTTTTTGTTCATCATCTTATGATCCTTTAACCCATTTCTTAGAAGGAGATTTTGTTTTAGAAGCACTCCATTTAACTTTGTCTGCCCAATACGCTGCTGACATTTTACCTTTTGAAATGTTCTTTGCGTGTCTTGATTTAAAAGCTTTACGTTGTCCTGCAGTCTGGTTTGTCTTTACACCTTTCTGCCCGAACTTTATGTACTTGTACTTGCCTCCTTCAGATGCCATCACATGATGTGATTTATCACTACTATCATTTAACCTTTGCGGTTTGTTGACACCTTTGAGGCCAACATCTTTCATTTTGTTTTTGACACGCTCAGGTACAGCCATTTACTTGTACCTGTCGTACTTCGGGTTATCTCTTCTTCCGAACAGTCTCAAAACAAAATCTGTTACACCTCTAATCATTTCTGTTGGTGTTGGCAAGAGCCAACCTAAAATTAGTAACAGAATAACCCAAGGAGGTATGTTGGTGTTGATGATGTCTAAGTTTTCCACAGTTCCTGTCTCTACTTCTTTTGATATTACATCTCTTCCTGCAGTAGTGTTTTGTTCAACACTCATTACAGCTTGTCTGTTCTCAGCACCTACCTGTGCGTTAGAATTTACTGTAGGTCCGTCTGATCCTCCTAGCGACAGAAGAGTACTCAAACCACAGCCAGATAAGAATAAAGTTAGGATTAGCCATCGCATTACATCAACTCAAAGTGGGGAGCATCGATAAAGGGTCTACGCCCCTGGCTGCGTCTTAAGTCTACGTATGCCATCATAGCATCCTCTGCGCTGCCTGGGTAAGATCTTATATCTCCTTCACTCCAAGCTGCTCCCCATTTGACACTGCAACCTACTTCTTCTGCAGCCTTTTTAAATGCGTCACAAATATTGTCGTACAAGTTTAGTTCCCAAGAAACATCAGAACCAACATAAGCTACTACATCTACTGCGTGACTAAAACCAGTTTGTTGAATTAAGTGCTTAGACTTCATGGTCTGTGATCTTCCTGCAGCTACGTTAGCCTTTTGCTCATCTAAGGTTCTGACACCCTGCGTCACTCCAAAGTCTGTGTCTGTCAGTTGAATAGCTCGTTCAACTACTGCTGTCATATCTGGGTGGACACCCTCTAGTCTATCTAGAGATCTCTGGCTTAATCTAAAACTCATCTCATATCCTTCTTCATTGCTATCTTGTTGCCCATTGGCTTACCTGCCATATAAGCTGTAGCTCCCATGTAAGCTGCTACGATACCTGTTTGAGCAATGTAAAATAACCCAAGCAAGTCTGCTAGGGCTGCTACTCTTGT